GTTCCGGTGCGTTGGTGATCCCAAGGGACGCGACAAGGGCCAGGCCACGGACGCCACGGCGTTTGATATCTTTGCCGGCTACGGCATGAAGGTGGTGCCGGCTCCGGTGCGCAACAACTCGATCGAGGACCGGGTCGAGGCGGTGGCGCATATTCTCAACGACAACCCGGCCGGCACCAACCGGTTGGTGCTGTCGCCCAGGGTCAGGACTCTGATCGTCGGCATGGCGGGGCGCTACTACAACGAGAAGGACGAGACCGGCGAGCTCAAACCATGCAAGGACAAATATTCTCATCCGTGCGATGCGCTGCAGTATTTGGTGTTGGGGCTCGGCGAGGGTCGTGCGATGCGCAACCTGACGGCCGCCAATGCGCCCAAGCCCGTTAGTGTCAACCGACACCGCGGCGCCCGCAGGCGGGTGGCGTGATTAAAATTTTGCCAGAGCTTGTCGAGCCCACGTCGTGGACGCTGTGCTTTCATCGCACCACGCCGCATTGGTGGCTGCGGCTGCTGCCCGGACCTTACAAGCACGTGTCGGCGTTCGCGTTCGTGCCGGCGCTCAAGCTGTGGGTGCTGTACGATGTGCGACTTAACCGAACCGTGCTGGCGCTGTTGCCGGACTGCGAGGCGGTGCTGGGGCGGCTGGCCGATCATTCGGTCGATGCCGACTGCGTCACCGTGCGGGTGCAGCCTGGCACCGGGCGGCATCTGATGCCGGCGTTCTACTGCGTGCCGGCGCTTTGTCATCTGCTGAATTTGCCGTGCGTTGCCCTGACGCCGGGCGGCCTTTACCGGCATCTACGGAAGCATGGAGGCATCCCGTATGGGCGGACCGAAAGCACCACCCGAGGACCCTGCGATCAAGCAGGCCCAGGAGGAAGCCAAGCGCCAGAAAATGCTGGCTATCGGGGATCGGGTTTCTGACGAAACCCGCGACTTGCTGCTGCGGTTCGGCCGCAACAAGGCGCTGTCGGGTGCAAGCTTTCCGGGCACAGCCCCCGGCTCGATCGGTGGCGAGGGCAGCTTTCTGGGCAGTATCTTCGGCGCCAAGTTCAATCAAAGCCTGAGTGCGTCCCGTAGGTTGAGCGGGCTCTGATGGTCGACTACTCTTCCCCAACCACATCGCCGCAGACCCGCAACGAAGAAGCGACCGGGGCCGGCAAGCTTGACGAGGAGGCTTGCTTCCGGCTGCGGCAATGCGAGGCCCAGAAGAACGAATGGGACCTGGACATTCGCGAAGGCTATTTCTTCGCGGCCCCGCATCGCGCACGCGAGATCCGGTCGCGTCAGCGCGCTGCTCCGATGAAACCGACCGACGCGGGCGAGCTGCAGACCGGCATCGCGATGGAGTACGCCAAGGATTTCGCGACCGTCATTCTCAATGCGTTCATGCCGGAGGCGAGCCCGTGGGCCGAGCGCAAGCCCGGCATGTTCCTGGCCGAGAGCCAGAAAGCCGAAGCCAAGGCCCAGGTCGAGAAGCAGGACCCGATCATCTTTCAGGCGATCCGCGCCAGCAACCTCTATCCCGAATTGCCCAAGGCGTTCAATCCTGATCTGGCGCTCGGAGTCTGCGCGATCTGGATCGACGATCCGCGCCCGGCCGAGAACTTCATCACCCAGGCGGTGCCGCTGCACGAGCTTGAGATCAATCTTGGTCCGTTCGGCGAGATCGACGATCGCTTCGTGGTGCGCCATACCAAGAACCGTCACGTGATGGCGGTGCTCGGCCCGACACTCTTTGCCAAGATCGACGCCGCCTGCCGGGACAAGATCGAGAAGCAGCCCAATGATGACACCATCATTCGCTGGGGCTTCTGGCGGCTATGGGACCGGCGCGACGACATCGTGTGGCAGCATGTCGTGATGATCGACGAGAAGGTCATCCACAGCATCGAGATAGCGGGCGAAGGCTGCTGTCCGCTGATCGTGATGCGGTTCAACCCGTCGCCCGAGTGGGCCTATGCGGCGGGGCCATTGATCGAGGGGTTGCCGGATCTGCGAGAGCTCGACACGCTAGCCGCGAGGAAGATCGAGCACGTCGATCTGGCACTCGCGCCGCCCTCGACCTTCCCGGACGACAGTATGGGCGTGATCGAGGGCGGCGTTGAATCCGGCAAGATTTATCCGGTGCGGCCAGGCTCCGAAGGCGCCGTCAAGTCGATGTTCACGATCGGCTCGATGGAGCCGGCGATCTACGAGACATCCGAAAAGGAAAAGCAGCTTCGCCATCGGTTCTTCCTGGACTGGCCCGAGCAGCGTGGCGACACCCCGCCGACCGCCACCCAATGGCTCGACGAAATGCAGATCGCACAGCGCCGTATCGGCACGCCCGGCTTGTCGTTCTGGCGCGAGGGTCCGGCCGAAATATTCCTGCGTTTCAAGTACATGCTGGAAAAGCGCGGCATCATCGAGCCGATCCGGGTCAATGGCAAGACCATCTCGCTGCAGCCGTTCAATCCGGCCCAGAGCGCGGCCGAGCAACAGGAAGTGGCGATGTTCGCCCGCTTTGCGCAGATCGGCGCCCCGATGTTCCCGGAGGAATGGAAGATCGCTACCGATGGGGCCAAGACGCTGCAGAAGCTTGCCGAGAAAATGCGGGTGACCGCGCTGTGGGTGCAGCGCTCCGAGGAGGACAAGAAGACCGCACTTGCCGCCATCGCGCAGCTGCAGGCCGGCCAGGCCGCCGCGCCGGCCGCAATGCCAGGTGCCGCATGATCCCCGAGCGCGACATTGACGAAGCCATCAAGCGGCTCGGCCTCAGCCATGACGGCCGGCTGCTGTACCGCCGTCTGCAGACAATTCTGATGTCGGTCTGTCCGGCAAATCAATTAGGTGCGTTGCCCCTCTATGAAGGCCGCCGCAGTCTCGCCCGCGAATTGAAAGCCCTCATGGACGAGGGCTTGGCGCAAGGGCATCCCGGTGACGGACCAATCAGCAGCGGCCCCGGCAGCGAGCACACCTCAGGGCACGACCCCGACGCTCCAGCCGTCGTCGAGCCCCGCCGTCCCGTCGACAACCGTTCCGGCCGCGGCACCGAACGCCGCGTCACCTCCTATTCAAACAAACCCCAGACCTGATTATGTTCCGGCCAGCTTCTGGGATGAGACTTCCGGCCAGGTCCGCGCCAAGGAGTTCACCGCATTCCTGGGACTCGCCGAGGCACAGGCCGCCCGTATCGCGGCCCGGCCCGAGAAGCCCGATGGTTATGCGCTTGAATTCCCCAAGGAGTTCAAGCCCGAAATTCCACTGACGTTCGACGACAAGGACCCGCGGCTCGCCGAGTTGCGCAACTTCGCGCACGAGCAGGGCTGGGATCAGGGCACGTTCTCCAAGGTGCTGCAGATCGAGGCCGCACGCCACATCGCCGACCACAAGGCCATCACGGCCGCGATCGCGGCGCGCGACAAGGCGCTCGGACCGAACGCCGCGGCCCGCATCACGGCGGCCCAGACCTGGCTTGAATCCGTGCTCGGCAAGGATCGTGGCGCCGCCGTCATCGACCGCATGGTGCTGCACACCGACGTGGAGGCACTGGAGGATCTCCAGAAGGCTTTCACCACCCAGGGCGCGGCGTCGTTCAACAATAACGGCCGCGACCGTCAGGTCCCGCAGACTGAAGAAATTCCCGGCTACGACAACATGAGCTTCGAGCAACGCCGGGCCGCGCAGTGGAACCGGGCCAACGGCCAGAATCGATGAGCGAGGAGCGCTAGATGGCGACCATTAACGTTTCGATCACCACCCCGATCCCGCTGATCGAATATGCCAAGACGCTGGATCAGTCGAACCCGGCCCGCACGTTCGTCGAGAACATGGTGGCCGAATCCGACGTGATGCGTGCCATGCTGTTCAAGCCGGTCAGTCAGGGCAAGGCCGCCTTCATGGACATCGCGGCGCTGCCCACGGTCGGGTTCCGCGGCATCAACGAGGCCGGCGGCGAAGCGACCGGCAACTACAATCTGCGCGAGGAAGATACGTTCTTCATCGATGAGTACGTCAAGGTCGACCGCGCGATCGTGGACCGGCTCGGTCCCGAGCACCGCGCCAAGCAGGAGAAGCTCAAGACCATTGCGCTGTCGCAGATGTTTAGCCAGAATCTGGTCAAGGGCGACAATTCATCCAACCCGCGCACTCCGAACGGCTTCCAAGTCCGCTGCTCCACCACCAACATCAATCTGGTCGACGCCGGCACCACCTCGGGCGGTGACGCGCTCTCGCTCGCCAAGCTCGATCAGCTCTACTGGCTGGTCAACAAGCCGACCCACTACATCGTGCCGCGCGGCCTGATGCCGTTCTTCGATGTGGCGGCGCGCTCCAACACGTTGACCAATACGGTCGTGTCCTACCAGGACGACAAGACCAACATGGGCCGGCGCATCATCACCTATAAGGGCTTGCCGCTCTTGTTCGGCTACGAGCCGGACGACTCGCCCGACCTGATGCCGTTCACCGAGCCGGCGCCGACCGGCGGCCAGCTCACCACATCATCGATCTATTGCGTCAACCTGACCGCCAACGGCGTCTATGCGATCGAGCAGACCCCGCTCAACGTCGAGGACGAGGGCATGATCAAGGGCACGCCGTTCATGAGCACCCACATCAAGTGGGACTGGGGCATTGCCAAGGAGCACCCGCGCGCGCTCGCGCGGCTTCGCGGCATCACGGCGGCCACCATCGTCGCATAACGGAACCAACACGGCGGCTCAGGCCGACAGGAGACCAACATGGCTATCACTGCAGGAGCGCTTCCGTCACAGGTTCCGTTGCATCTTGCGCCGTTCGATGCCAACTCGGTGTTTTCGACGCAGCCGACCCAGACCTTGACCGCCACCGGCTACATGGGGGCGCCCACCCAGGTCGATGTCGGCCCAGGCCGTTTCGACGGTGTCTGGGCGATCGACATCTCGGCCATCGATGTGGTGACGGGAGATGAGCGCTACGACTTCAATCTGCTGGCCAGTAACGACGTGGCATTCGGCAACGGCAACGTCGAGATGCTGTTCATGACCAATTTCGGCGGCGCTACCGGCCGCAGCATCGCCACCATCCTGGGCGCATCGCTGACCATTCCGCCGACCGGCATCGTGGGTTCGATGTGCATCTTCCCATTCACCAACATCAAGCAGCGCATCGTGTTCCGTTATCTGCGCGGCTATGTGGTGATCGCGGGCACCACCCCATCGGTGACCTTCAACTCGTGGATCACCATGAGCGTTAACAGCCACTAGCGGCGCAAGCCGTCAGCGGCGTAGCCGCCAAAGGAGCCTATCATGGCAGACACAGTCCCGCTGAATGAGCAGCAGCGCTTCGATGCATTTGTCAAGTCGGAGCAGCAGCGCCTTTATGCAGCCGCCAAGGCGGCGGCAGAGCCGGCCGATCAGGTCCGCTGCATGATCTACGAGAGGGGCAAGGACCCGATCGAAATCTACACCGTCGACGCCAAGGCGGTGGTGCGTCAGTATCCAGATCGCTACTCGCTCAAGCCATGGTCCGACGCACCGTCCCTGACCGGACGTCTGACGACACCCACAGGTCCGGTTCCCGGTCCGTTGACCGAGCAGCAGCGTCTTGACGCTGCCGCCAAGGCGGCGGCCGATCGGGTGGCGGCGCTGGAAGCACAGGCCCGCAGATCCCCGGCGACTCCGGCGCCTTTGTCATCAGACCTGACATTCCTGGATCGTTGATCATGGCACTGCCCACCAACGACATGATGAAGCGCGTCTATCACGTCTCGGGCGATCCCGAGGCGGGCATTCTGACCTATGCGGTCGATGCCTTTGAGGCGGTCAAGAAATTTCCCAAGGTGTGGTCGTTCCAGCCGTGGCCAGAGGCCGCCAAGACTGTCAAAACGACGGCTGAATATGATGTCGATCCAGAGCCAGAGCCAGAGCCGGAGCCGCGCCGGCCACCGAGCGCTGCCAGGCTTGCGGGTCTCGCCAAGGCCAGAGCCGCAAGACGTGTGGCCGGTAAGCGAACGAAGCTGACCCCAACCGAGAGGGCCGAGCAGGCCGCTCGCGTGGCGGCAAAGCGCCTCGCAATGCTGTCGGAGACTTCGCCGACCGAGTCCGCAAGTCCACCAGAAGGGTGATCGATGGCAATTCTCACGATCACCGAAAGCCGGGCGACGGTCATCGCGGGCCTGCAGGTGTTGCGTCTTAGCTCGATTGCCAGCCAAACGCTGGCGATCGGTGCCGGACCGGTGTCGTCCACGCCATTTCACCCTGATACCAAGCTGATTCGCGTTCACACGGACGCGCCTTGCCGGATCACGGGCGGTAGGGACGCAGGTGCTGCCGATATTCCGCTGTCCGCCAATCAGACCGAATACTTCGATGTCACCGAATGTGGTGGCTACCTGTCCGTTATCGCTTATTAGGAGCCGTCATGCCTGGGCTTGGACCCAATGTTTCGGCGGCAGACTTCAGCGGCGCCATGGCGGTGCTGCAGGCGCTCGGGGACGCGACGCGTGATCCTGCCGCCACCCGTGCGATGCTGAAGGACTGGGCCGACACGCTGGCAGCCGCCAAGGCCGAGCGCGCACAAGCGCAAGAGCTGGCCAGGCAGGCCGAGGCGGATCACGTCGAAGCCGACGAAATGCGGCTTGAAGCCGAGGCGCTGGCGGCCAAGACCAAAACCGCCATGGCGGCCCGGCAGGCCGAGCTCGACGCTCGCGCCAAGACGCTCGAGGCCGCGTTCGCCAAGCTGGCGGTCGAGCAGACCAGATTCGAGCAGGCCCGCATCGCATTCGAGACCGATGCGAGCACACGTATGCGCGACATCGCGGCACGCAGCGCCGATATCGATGCCCGTATGACTGCGCTGTCCCAGGCCGAGCATGATGTGGCTGTGCTGAGAACAGACCTGCAGGGACGCCTCGATCGCATCAAGGCGGCGGCGGCGTGATGGCATGGCGATATTCCAGGAATCGGTCGCCGTCCGCAACGCGAGGCTCGACGCCGAAGAGACCGCGATCGGTGCTTCGCCGCTCCTGAAGCTCTACACCGGCGCGGTGCCGGCCAACTGCGCGGCTGCCGACCCGGCCGGACTTCTCATCACGTTGACGCTGCCGGCCGACTGGCTCGCCAATGCGGCGGCGGGCGTCAAGTCCAAGGCCGGGACCTGGAGCGGCACCGCATCGGCTGCCGGGGTTGCGGCGAGCTGGCGCATCAAGGACTCGACCGACACGACTTGCCATTACCAGGGCGACGTGACCGACACAGTCGGGACCGGAACCTTGAAGCTCGACAACACCAACATTGCCAACACTCAGGCGATGGTCATCAATAGCGCATCGATCACGGCTGGAAATTCATAGAGGCTCACCATGGCTGACGGTCTATTCTATCAGGACACGCGCGAGCCGTTCATTGGCGCGGACATTGCCGCCGTCACGCTCGCGGCGACCAACAAGGCGCTCTATCCGGTTTCCAACTTTCCGGTGCTTGGCGGACAGTATTTTTCGCGCATCGGGAAAAAGTTGCACGTCATCTTGTTCGGCCGGATGACGACCGGCATCACGCCGGGCAACCTCACGCTTGGCGTGCTCTACGGGACCGGCGCGGATGCCAATGGCGTGGTGCTTGCATCGTCTGCGGCCGTCGCACTGGTCGCCAGCCAGACCAACATCTCATGGCAGCTTGACGTTATGGTGCATTGCCGATCACTTGGAGCGACCGGAACGCTATTCGCGCAAGGAATATTCCAGTGCAATCCGGCACTGGTTGCTTCGACGGCGCAGCCGGTCATGATCCCGGCATCGGCTCCCGTTGTGTCGGCCGCTTGTGATCTGACTGCCGCGCTTATTATCAGCTTGCAGGCATTGAGGTCGGGTTCTACGGCCGAGACAATGCAGGTCCACGACCTTAAGGTTGTTGCGGTGAATTGATGCAGCCGATCCTGTTCAAGCTGCAACGCCTTCGCCTCAACATGGCAGGCACGGGCATCAGGAAGCGTGGCGTTGCGCCGATGCGGCCCGCCATGGGTCTGCCGGCGGTCAAGTCCACGCTACCCGGTGTCAGCCGTGACTCGACGGGCGCGGCGCTCGCCGGCTGCACCACCACGCTGTTCAAGGTGAGAACGAATGGGCCGTTCCCGGTGTTCACGCAAATCGATGTCCAGGTTTCCGATGGCGGCGGGAACTATAGCTTTGTGGTCGGGCTCGATGGCCCCTATCGCGTAACGTGGGACCTCGACGGCGCTCCGATCCGAGCGGGGATTTCGTTGCGGACACTAGCGGGATCGGTGGATGGCCGGTAATGACGGATATCTTCGCCCGGTTCCGAGCGACGTAAACCCGAACGATGGCCGGCTCTACGACCCGACCGCTGCGGATAGCGGCGGCGTCACCATCAATGGAGCGCTTGCGCTTTTGGAGGCCGATGACGCTATCGCGATGAGCGGCAGCGTTCTGATCTCGGCCACCATGTCGCTCGTCGAAACCGACGACGTGCTTGCTATGCTGGGCTCGGTGGTGATCTCGGGCGCCATGGCGCTGGCCGAGGCCGACGATGCCTGGGCCTCTTCAGGCTCGGTCGTGATTGGCGGCGCCTTCGCGGTCACGGAAGCCGCCGACACCTGGGCATCGTCCGGCTCAATGGTGATTGGCGGTACTTTGGTCGCGACCGAGCAGGACGATAGTCTGGCCATGGCCGGCTCGGTCGTCATCGGAGGCGCCCTGTCGGCCACCGAGGCTGATGATACGGCCGCGCTGGCCGGGTCGGTGCTGATCCAGGGCGATTTGGCCACAACCGAGCAGGACGACACCTTCGCGGCGACCGATGCGACCCAGGGGGTTGGCGGCCAGAATGAGCGATTCCCGCCATTTCTGATCAACGTGGGCCAGATGAAGTCGCGTTATTAAGACCGTTACCAAGGTGCGTTGCCGGGTCCGCGAAGGCCGTCCAGGCTGCCATAATGGCCTCAAAGATCGGTATAATCAACGATTGCCTGCTGGCGACCAACGAGAACGTGGTCGTGAATGCGGATGACGGCTCCCGTGAATGGAATGCGGCCTCCGCGGCCTATGACGCGGGTGTCGAGCACCTTCTGGACGAGCACGACTGGAAGTTCGGCACCGCGGTCGAGATTGTGGACGAGCGGCTGGGCGACTCGCCCGATCCCCACTATGACGACCAGTATGCCAAGCCGGCCGGCTGTCTGCACGTGATCTGGGTGCGCAATACCGACAGTACCGGTCTGGACTGGAAGATTATCGGCAATACCATCGTGGTCAGCCAGACTGGCGGCATCTTGGTAAAGTTCGTGCGCGAGCCCGAACCTGGCCAGTGGCCTGGCCTTTTCGTCAAGACGCTGCGGCATTTCGTGATGGCGGGCATCTATCGCGGCATCAAGAACGATGCCGGCAATGCCAGGGCCGAGGAAAAGGCCGCCGAATTCTATCTGGCCAAGGCCCGGCCGCGCGGCGACAGCGAGGAGCCCGGCCGGGCGCGTTTCATCTCCACGCTCAGCAGGGCGCGCTCGACAAGGCGGTTCTAGATGAGCGGTCCTCCGCAGGTCATTCGGCAGCGCGACTTTTCGGGCGGACAGATCGACGCCGAGGCCAAGCGCCGCGACGACGAGCCGGTGGTGCGTGCCGGAGCTCGCCATGCCGAGAACGTCCGCATCCGGCCGGCCGGCGGCGCCACTCAGCGGCCAGGGCGAACCATTCGGTTCGACCACACCGGTCGTGTCGATCAGGTCAGGATGTCGCCGACAGCCGAATATACGCTGTGTTTCGGCAACACCACGCTGACGATCCGCGACAGCGCCGATAACATCGTGGCGCAAGCCTGGGGGTATGCGTGGACGCTAGCGACCCTGAAGGACATCCGCTGGGACGTGCTGCTTGATGACGTGTTCATCTGTTTTCCCGATCAGATCGTGAAGGTCGCGCATTGGGACGGTGTTAATGGCTGGACATTCTTCGATTATGTGCCGACCATTACGGTCGGTGGCCAGAAACGTGCGCCATTCTATCGCTTCGCCCGTCGCGGCATCACCATGGCGCTTTCGGCGCTGACCGGAACCGTAACGGTCACGTTCAGCGACAACGTTCTGGTAGCGGAGCATGTCGGGACGCGATTTCGCTATTATGACAAGCAGCTCACGATCGCGTCTGTGGCTACCGGAAAGACCGGAACCGCGACCGTGAGCGAGGTGCTGCGGCCGGTCGACCGTCTTCTCTTCACGGCGTCGATTACTTCGGTTTATTCGGTTGGCGACATCATCGAGGGCGATACCGGTGGGGCGCGCGGCTACGTGGCGGAAGTCGGTAACCCGGCTAACACCAATCTGACGATTATCCGTCTGACCGGTCAGTCGTTTCAAAACGGTCAGTTCGCGGTGGGGCCGAACGGCCAGGCTCAGCTCGCGGCAGCCGGCGCATCCACGGCTATTACTGTTGGGCCGGCGATCGCGGTCTGGGACGAGGAGGTGATGTCGGCTTATCGCGGCTATCCGCGCTCTGTGGCGGTCGATCAGAGCCGACTTATCCTGATGGATTTTCCGAGCGTGCCGGGCGGCGTGGCGTGGTCGGCGGTCACCGATGCCTACGATCTCTATATCGGGGCGCAGCCGGACGAGGCGTTTTTCGAGCTCGCGCCCGGTAAGAGCCGGGTCTTCCATGTCATTCCGGGCTCGGACGAGTTCGTGATGACCGATATTGGGGTCTACTACATTCCGATCTCGGAAGCGAATCCGCTGCGGCCCGGCTCCGTGGTGTTTCGCCCGATCGCGGGGCCGCCATCGTCAGATGTCGAGCCGGTTTCGACCGCACAGGGCGTGGTGTATATCGGCACCGATCTCAATCGCGTGCTCGCCATCGTGGGCACCGGGCAGACCGCTCAGCCCTATCTGGTACGATCGGCATCGGATCTGCACGGCGATCTGTTCCATGGCATTACGTGTATTGAGGTCGAGAACGGCAGCGGAATTCCGCCCGATGATCGTGTGTATGTGCTCAATGGCGACGGCACCATGGTGGTCGGTCGCTATCAGCCCGGCAAGGAATGGGTTGGTTGGACGCCGTGGTCCGGGGCCGGCACCGTCACGTGGATCAGCACCGGAGTGGGGGGCGGGGTGCTGCTATCGAGCACGTATGGCTTTGGCTCATTCGCGGAGGAGATTG